AAGGTCTACTCTTGCGCCAACGGCAGCGGAAATCTCTCCACCGCCCATGCTAGGCTGAATGATCCGTACCACTTTTAGCTCCTTGCGGTGATCCAATCTGGATCGGGTTCGTCGTCTACTTCTACGCCCTCGTTGCCGTCTTCACTCTTCGCGAGTGACACGGCTTCCGATGCCAGCTGCCGCATTTCCAGCATGATACCACGGTCACCCGTGATTGGCATCGCAATAGCAGCAGATAGGCGTAGAGCGAACGCTAAAACGAAAGCTGGATCATACATCCCAGCGTCAGTGATCAGCTTGATGTACTCGATCTCTGGCTCTTCTAGGTTGCACATCAGTACCTTGTTGTTATCGGCGTTCCGCCCAACTGCGAACTCGATTGGAAGTGCCTTACGTCCGGCGGGGTTAACAATGCGCGTAACCTTCAGCGCATCTGCCGGATATGTGAACATGTACAGCCAGTCATCCGGCGGCGTCCCAACGAGAGCCGCCGGATTTGTAAAGCGTTTGGCAAAGCCCCACGGGTGCTCGCGCAGCAGCATGTCGCGAACGTGGTCATAGACCAGTGCGACCTGCTCGGCCTCTGGGCTTGCCTCGTCTAGGGACGTGATGTCGAAGCGGTCTCCAATGTTCTGGAGAGCGAGCTGCGCGATTTGTAGGTCCGTGGCTGCCATTGCTTAGGCCTTTCGTGTGCTGCCGCCTTTGGCTTTTGGTACTTCTGCGGCGCGGGCTTGTGCCTTTTTCAAGGCGGCCTCGTCTGCGACTTTTGGCTTTACCGGCTTTGCCTGTTCCGCCTCTTCCAGCTTGTCTTCAAGATCTTCTGGATCAATGATCTGTGCGCTGCGTGGCAGCATACCCTTCTGGGCGAAATCATCTGGCAGAGTGTAGATCGTGGAGATCGTCTTGCCGCGACCGAGGCGGCCAAAGGCGGGGTGGTGGAAACCGTTCTTACCGAACTGAACTTGGATTGGCATCTTGTCTCACTCCTGAATTTAGGTGAAAGGGGGCGGCACTGCCGCCCCTCTTATTTAGTTTTGGCCGTCTGCGTAAGACGTGTACGCAGAGATATCGTGCGTGATGAACGCATCGATAGCACCGGCTGTCACTTCAGTCGTACCGACTACGCAGAGGATACCGAGGTAACGCTCATATGCGCGCGACGTGCCAGCTGGGAGAGTGGCAACCAAGATGGTGCCAGTCGTTTTCAGCTGTGCGTCGTTGGCGTCTGTGCCGTCAGTGACGAATGTGCCTGTGTCCAAGTGGACAGTGGCACTGCCGTCTGTGGCGATGGCTGCCTGTGCGTCGGATACCACCTGAAACTTAATCGTCCCAGCAGCACCTGCCGTGATGATTTCAGTTGTCGGGCGGATAACAACGTACATGGTTTCACCAACACCGTGGTCCTGCGGCGTAGCACCGAGGTCAATGACGTCACCGATCAAGGCGGTGCTTGCAGCTGCAGCAACGCTTTGAGCGGAGGCCATCTCTAGAAGACTATCTACAATCATAAGAAAACTCCTTTCGTTTTCAATTAGGTTACGCGGGCTTCGTCAACCGACAAAGCATCGCAGCGGCGAATTGGGAAGCCGCCCCATGAGGTTTGCATTGTGCCGCCAACCATGTCTGTAGACAGGGTAGAGTTGGAGACTGCGTTGGCTGTCTGGCGACGCAAGAAGCCAAGCACCTGCTTGTCCATGTACCAGACCGTACGACCGAACGCCGCGTTTGGCAGCTCGCTCACAGCTTGGTGCATGAGATCATTGAGATCTGCACCAGTTGAGATGTCGTTGGTCAGCAAGGAACGGTCGATGTTGCAGATGCGTACGACGTAGCGCCAGTCACGCAGGCAGAGGCCAGCATCCCAACGGTAGTGCGTACGGAACGCTTGCATACGGCCATTGTTGCCGTCTGCGTCTTCGATCGTCACTTCGCCAAGGTCACGCTGCTGAACGCCAGCTTTGGAACCTTTTGGCACGATGCCGTGGACTGTGTTAGGTGACCAGCAGATCAGCCAAATTGAGGCGTTGTCTGACTGAACGCCTGCCGCGTCGATGATGTTATCTGCGTTTGCAGCTGACAAATCATTGTAACGCGCCGACAAACCAGTGAACTCTTCAGGAGCTGTAGTCTCGTCGCCGTAGAACAGCGTGTCGCTGATCTCTTGGTTCATGCCTTCGATGTGAGGGCGATCCTCTTGCAGGCGGAATGCTGCAGGGTCAGAGGCCATGCCAACAAGGGCGGCGTCTACTTCTGCATAGTCTTCCAACATGCCACAGGTGTCTGTGACCTGCACGGCGCGCGCCTTGGTTGGCTGAACGCCACCGTAGAGTTTACGCCACGTTGGAGCTGGCAGACCGGAGCGGATCGAAGAGCGGTTACCGCTCGTCAAGTTGCCTTCCAGCCACGTCATATCCATGAGGATTTCGTTGGTTTCGTTTAGGATCTCGATCACATCTGCGATCGAGCCATCTGGGTCTGTAACCTTCGCCAGATCGGCGAGGGTGGGGTTCTTGACACTAAGCACGGCCATGTTGGCTCTCCTTGATTATGCGCTGTCTTTAAACATCGTTGGGTAGATGCGCTGGAGGCTGGCTCGTGCGTCGTCTGGCACTGCGTCACCGTCAACGGGAACTGGGTCCATCATCACCTTCGAGATGCGGTTCATCATTCGTAGGAAAGCTGGGTGGTTGCCGATTGCCAGACCGTCGGGGTTGTCTTCACTGGGAGACTTCAGAAGGTTGATCATGTCCGCGTCGCCGTATGCTGAAACGAGGGCCGTAGCCTGCTTCAAAGCGCCTTTGAACTTTTCTCCGCCTACTTCGGTGTCAGTGCGAGCGGCTTCACGCCACTCATTAACCCGTCCATTCCATTCATCGACAGCCTGCGTGTTAGCTGCCTGCGAACGATCGAGATCATACTCGACTAGCTTTTGGAATTGATCCTGTGACAGACCGTATTCCGCCGCCTTGTCTTTGAAGGCCTCGATTTTCTCCATGTCGATCGCGTCTTCTGAGACGCCCTCGCCAAGAGTGAAGGTGTACTCTGGCACCCCTTCGTCGTCGGCTTTGTCGGCACCCGCCAGCACATCACCGTCTACTGTTGGTTGTGCCTCATCTTTGGGCTTGATGTCAAGTAGGTCCGTATTGGACGTTTCTGGTGCGACGGCAGGTGTGCTATCTTCTACTGTGCCAGTGATCAGGTCTTCGTTCTCAATCGTCAAAGTGGTTCTCCTCCAGCATTAACATAAATTTTGCCGGTGCTCGCGTTCTGATGCTTTCCATCAGCACAAGGCCGACGCTACGTGCGCCCTCGTTGAAGGCAGTGTCGTCGGAGGACGCTGGCACGTGGCTAATGCGATCGACGTGCGCCGCTCCGAAGATGTGTTGATAGAGCCAGCGTCGTCCGCGCGGCTCTTTCAGGATGTAATCGATGTCCTTCGCCGCATCATCCTCAGCTTTCTGTGCTGCTTTGATGTGCTCTGGATCTGATGCGTCGTATGTTGCCTTCATCCGCCAGCACCTAGCAGCGCCTGCAGAGCATTCGGCCCCTGAGCGTCTGTCTCTGACAGGAGCTTGGCTGCTTGCGCACCGCCCTGTGCTGTCTGCGCCATCGCTGCCACCTCTTCTTGCGCTTGCGCCGCCTGCTGTGCCTGCAGACGCTCGGCTCTGATCTGTGCAACCACGCTTGGTTCGCGGATAAGCTCAGGCCCGTTGCCCAAGATCTCGCTGTACTGGCGCAGTGCCTCGTCTGTGTTGAGGTTGTCCAAGATATCTGGAGCAACTGCGGCCATGTTGCCTGCGAAAGAGACGGTGCGCTCGATGCTCGACGCGGCAACTGCCTCCTGCGCCTGCGCCAAAAGGCTGACGTATTTGACTTTGATCTGCGCACCTTGCAACGCCTCCGGCGGCGGCGGTAGGTTGCCTGCCTTGAGCGCCATGTAGAAGAGATCGTCGATCATTGGGTCAAGGTATTCGGTGTTTACGCGCTGCAGAACCGGACCAAGCAGTACCAGCTTCTCTTCGTGGCGCTCGGCCACCTCTGTCGCCGTGATCTGGCGACGATCGGAATTGAGCATCATGGCAAACAGGTCTGCGTAGAAGCCGCGTTGGATGCGACCCTGCACCTCTTGAATGTCCATCAACATCTCTTGGATACGTGGCGTCACTTGGTAAGCAGGCTGAAAACCTGCGCCGCCGTTGATCGGATCGACGTAGGTCACACCAGCAGGCATCACGCTGGATGGCTTGCCTTTTAGGTTGGTCGTCGCGACCATTGGCGGGTTCACCATCTTGTCGATTGCTTGAGCTTTACGCTTCTGTTCGTGCTGAAGTTGCTTGATGTCGCCGAGTTGCTCCATTGCTGGGCTAAACCCATAGACGTCGCCGTAGGTCACATCCCAGCGCGGAGCATAGTATGGGAAACTGTCGTAGCCTTCTTCGCGCAGGACGACGTCAGTGTCTGCCCCCACCTCGAAGTAGATGTCGGCGTACTTCTTGTTCTTTCCGTCGAGGCGGCGCAGGTCGCGATCCTGATCACGGCGTGGCTGCACCATGTGAACCACCTCGATCGGCGTATCGAACGACCCACGGTTCCACGCGTTCTTCAACGCATTACTCGCGCGTGACCAGTCGATGTCGCCGTTGCGCTGCGTCAGGAACTGCTCGACGATCTGGCTGGCGGTCATCATGAACTTGCGGCCAACTGTATCGACGTCTCCGAGCCAGTTCTCGGCGATGACGTACTCGCCTGCCGTCAGTGATCTGAAGTGGATGGTGCGCGTCGGGTGCGGGACACGCATCGACACGGCTGTGCCGAAAGCTCCCAGCTCTGTGTATTGCGTAGCAGCTGTATTGTAGAAGTTGCTGCCTGAGAGGATGGAGCGCATCCGCATCTCTACTGCGCCAATCCAATCTTTCACGCCATCCTGATCCATCAGGTAGGGGTCTTCCGTCTGCAGTCGGAACCAAGGCCTGCTTGGGCTGGTCAGACCGGACACCATGCCAGCGGACAACGTGCGCAGGGCTTGTCCTGCTGTGTTGTCGATGATCTTGTTGGACCGCTTGCGACCTTTGCTGGACTGGTTTTCCTGCAAGTATCTGCCGCGACGTGGCAGCAGGTAATCGGTTATCTCTGACCAATGGGAGCGCCAGCTGCTGCGGTACTCTTCGAGGGTGACGAAGCGTTTGCGCACGTCCTTCTTCGGGGTGGTGGTGCTCATTTCCATGTCAGTGTTCCTTCACTGTAGCGATGCCGGTGATCGCTTGGTTGGCGCTTAGTGGCCGGTAAGCGAGGACGTATTCGTCGAATGTGCCGCCGATAGACTTGTGCATCCACCTCCGGTAGTTGCCGTCAACCAACGCAGTGCTGGCTGTCGAAACCGGCTCTGCGACGATCGTCGATCCCAAAGCTGTCACGGTCTGATTTGTGGCGTAGGACTGAGAATACCTGCTGCTTGCTGTGTAGACGAGCGGCGCAGACAGCGTCGGGTTGCGCAGCAGCAGCAAGACGCCAACGTCTGCGCTCGTATTGGTACGGATGCAGGCGATGTTGACGAACTCTGCCGCAACATCGTTGTACGTTGCGTTGAGCTTGAAACCCTGCAGCGCATACGTCGTGCCAACGCTGTTGCAGCTCAGGCTCGTTGGGTTGACCGTGACGTAGCTGAAGCCCTTGTCTGACACGTCGCCGACGACGCTGACCTGCGAACAGATAGCGCGCATGCTTCCTGTGCCGATCGAGCTGCGGATCTCGTAGCGCAGTGCGTGCTGTGCTGTGCGGGTCATTGGTCCGACGCTCTCGCCGATGTAAGGCGCGACGGCTGCCAGCTCCCACCCGCCCTGAGCCGTGCAGATCCACAGGCGGAGTGCTGCGCCTCCGAGCCACAAGAAGTCGAATGCCACGGCGCTGAACTTGCTGAAGTCGAAGTCGATCTTCCTGTCGCCGTTCCAGTCTGCGAGCGGCTCATTCACCGTCAGTGTTCCGTTGTTCCACGCCTTCAGACGGTACGTCAGGCCGTCCATCTCAAGTGCGAAGCCGTCGAGGTTGGCCGTGTAAGGTGCCGTTGTCGATGAGCTGAAATAGCCAACGCGTTTTAGGACGCCTGCCTCCACGCCCATGTTGTCAAACGTCAGCTCTGCCATCAGTGGGTAGCCTGAGTAGTAAGGCACAGCGCGCCGACCTTGACGTACGAGGTACTGCCCAGCGCCCACGGCCATGTTCATCTTGTTGGTCTGGAATGTAGCCGTGCCTGTACCCACCGTGTCCCATAGCTCTGCGCTGTCGGCGAGGCTGGTGCGGCCATCGAACAGGATCTGCGGACCTGCAGACAGGATCGCACCGCTTGGGGTGTTGGTTATCGCCGATCTAACGGCTGAGGTGGCGAAGGCTGGTCGCATCTACTGTCCGGTCAAGGTTTTGAGCGCGCGCTGCGTCATGCCTGTGAAGCGCCCAGCGCCTCCGCCGACGTTTCTGATGTTAGTAGGGTTGCGGGCGGCCTTTTCGTAGCCAAAGGTTCTACCCGACGTCAGGTCATTACGCGCAAGTTTAATCACGGCAGCCTTCTTAGGGCGTGTGATCGGCGTTGTCTCGGTGGATACGGTTTTCGATGCTGTGCTTTTGGATGATCCGGTCATGGTCCTGTCCTATACTAAAATGCTGGGCGCGCTTTTGGGCGCGTGCTAGAGGTCGGCGCTGATGATGGGCGCGCTTGTGGGCGCGTGGGAGACTTGGACAGCTTGGCCGAGGCGGCTGCCTGCTGTGCCTTGTCGCTTGGACTGTCGTTGTTGTCGTTTTTTCAATGCGATTTAGGTGATTTAGCCGCCGAGCTGGTAGTCGATGCAGCTTCAGGCTTAGGCGGCGGTGGACTGAATGCTTTAAAGGATGGTGGCAGCAAGTTCTGTCCGCGAT